ACACTGATCTCGATTTGGCTCGACCAGTAGCCTTCGATCTCAGCGCCGCCACGGGTCATAAAACTGTCCTTCGTCCAACCGTATTCGGTCATGTCGGCTGGCGCTTTGTCGCTGTCGATGAACCAGCCGCCTTCATAGGCCACGCCACCGCCTTTCTTCATTTTGGGATCGCCATTGATAAAGGTAATAGTTGGGTAACGAGCGCCTTCGTTTTCAACAGTGGATTGATCGATAGTGTTGATAGCATTTGCGTTAAACATTAGTAGTTGCCTTTCTTGGCGTTGAAATGTATTAGATTAACTGCCCAGTTGCAGTTGATCACATAGGTAAGTCGGCAGTTGGCGCCGATACTTGCGAGCCAGTTTTAGTCCGGTTTCCAGTTCCTTGACGGACAGGGTCGCGCTATTGGCTAACCTGTGGCCAGTTGTGCCATCGACCTTATTAAAGCCTTGCCCGTTCAATTCTTTAGCCCGGTCACCGTCAAGGCTGGCCAGGTACTGCAAGGATTCAAAAATTGCTTTAATCCGCTGCGGCGTCATCGTTGATTGTGGTTTCATGATCACCTCACTATATATATGGTCATTTGCCATGCCGCGGATCTGATAATGTATAGATGTATGTCGTCACGCCATCACCTTTTTCGGAATCGCCACTTTAACCTTGGGCGCCTCTACCTCTGCTGAATCAAGCAGGATACCAACCACACGGTTATTGCTAACCTTTAAGATGTCGGCAATCTGTTTCATCCGTTCAAATTGCTGCTCGGTGATATAGATCCCCGTATTGATCATGCGCTGTTTTTCCATGCACCCACCCCCCTATGAATCAACTAAAATGACTATATTGCTACCTAATTCTACCAAATCGACTGGCGGTTGTCAACCATGTATGACCATCAATTTTCGATTTAGTTGACTATCTTGGTATATTTTACCATAAAATCAACCAAAACGACTGAAAATTGGCAAAGATAGTTGCGTAATCATCACCAGTCGTGCAAAAATGGCCAAAACTGGCGGTTGACACATTCTCGATTTACGACTATAATCAACTTATAGTTCATTAACACATCACCACCCAGCATCGCCGCCGCACATTAAAATCCACATAATGACGGAAAGGATGATAGTCATGAAAACCTATTTTGAATACACAATCACCAAGGACACCACCGTGCGCACCATTTATGCCAAAGATGCGACATCGGCAATGTGGGCCATTATCGAGCGCCACGGCGTGGACGTGAAAGTGCGCTGGATGGAGCGCCGCCAGGAGAAAGAAATCGGGTGACGATTCAGGAGTACACGGAGCGCACTGGTGATGCGCTCCGTCAGAACCACCCACGCAATTATCCGGCATACACAGATGACCCAATCGCCGTTTGGCGCTATGTGTGCAGGTGTTACGGCGCAGGATTGGCACCGTATACGGACAAAGAGATTCAGGGCATTATTACCACGTTGTATGGGCGATGGTTCATTGCGCTAGATATGTCTGGCCGCAGGCCAAAAATTGATAGCAAAGACTTTACTGGTTGGATCTGGGATGCGTGCGGCGAGTCACGACAGAAACAGTCGTGACTCGCCGGTGAGAGTACCGGCATTTTGTTGAGTTTTTTCAATTTGAGAGGAGTTTAATCATGATCGCAGCAACCTATTACGTTTCGTGGAACAGCGACGTAGTGCGAACGTGGCTGTATGCGCGGCTGACGGTGGCCGCCGTGGGGGTGATGGCGATTATGCCGTCTGTTGTTGGCTGCTGCGACCGCTGCGAGCGTATGGCTAAGGTGCGCGGGTGGAATCTTGAGCCAAAGTAAAGCGCCGCTCTCTACGGACATAGAGAAACGGCGCCCAGACGCATAAAACTAAACCGAAAGGATTATAGCACAGTGAAACCAACAATTCAAGTCTACTTCAATTCAGGCGACGCAAGGCAGCCTTGGCAGGTTGCCTTACACGATGGGGTGTCCGTCGTGGCGATTTACCAGCAGTTTCGCAACCCTGTTGATGCTATCCGTTACGCACTCGATACCGTGTCGGCTGCGTTGAATCTTCCAGTCATTTGGCCGGCTTGGCTAAAGGTGGTGATGGCGTGAGAGAAAAAGAAAAAGGAAGTGAAATCATGAGCTACGGTCTGCCTGCAGGAAAAGCCCTTTGCCTGCGTACCAACAACGAAGATATGACGAGCTACAACGGTTTTCGGTGGCCGGATTCCGGTTACGTCACCGCTCCGGACTGGCAACCAACGCCCGAATGCGGCAATGGTCTACATGGGTTGCTATGGGGCGACGGCGACGCCTCGCTCCTCAACTGGGACGCCACGGCGAAATGGCTCGTCGTCGAGATTGACGCCGATTCAGCCATTAATCTCGACGGAAAGGTAAAATTTCCGAATTGCGTGGTTGTCCATGTTGGCAACCGTCATAGCGCTGCAACATTTATTGCTCCATTCGTGCCACCAGGGACAAAAGTCATCGGTGGTACGGCAACCGCTGGCGACCGTGGTACGGCAACCGCTGGCTACCGTGGTACGGCAACCGCTGGCGACGATGGTACGGCAACCGCTGGCGACCGTGGTACGGCAACCGCTGGCGACGGTGGTACGGCAACCGCTGGCAACGGTGGTACGGCAACCGCTGGCGACGGTGGTTCCATCATTATTCAACGATGGAACGGGAAACGCTACAAATACGAGTGTGCCGAAGTCGGGGAGGGAGGATTGACGCCGAATCAGCCGTACCGGCTAGATAATGATGGCGAGTTCGTTGAGGGTGACGAATCTGAGGAGCTAGAAAAAAAATGACTACTACTGTGCCATCATCAGTAGCAACAGACGTTCGCCTTATCGCAATCGGTCGCAGTGAAGCAGGTCAGCCGGTCACGGTAGTCAGTGACCCCGCCTTTGTTCGCTGGCAGGCAGAAGGCGCTTCGACCTGTGGTGCGACATGGAGTGATGAAGAGTTGGCCGCCTTGCCAATTGACGAACCGGCCCCGCTCTGTTACGAATGCGGGCAGATGATTGAAGGCTGGGCGCATCCTGACGGCTTCGGCAATTACCACTGCGACAAATGCTGCCCAACTTGTGACCACATCGAAAAAGATGTCCGTTGGTGTGAATGTACGGATCAAGTTGGCTCTGGCCCTTGCCCCGTCTGCGGTGGTGAGTTGTTTCCGTTTTAGTGTACTGGCTAGCCTGTTGGCGTCAAGCACCGCCCGGTGCGCTGGGGAGCAGGCGGCAGGCTGGCCCCTCATGAAAAGAATATAGCGAAGGATGCAGACCATGAACAAAGCAGCAGAGTATATCGAATTCTTGAAGCGTAAGAACCAACTGACCGCCGGCGCCGGATTGCAGCCTATTGCGATGCACCCGTCGCTTTTCCCCCATCAGCGCGACATTGTTGACTGGGCGCTTCGCCGCGGTAAGGCTCTCATTGCAGCTAAGTTCGGCTTAGGTAAGTCCAGAATGCAGATTGAGTTATTGCGCCAAGTGCATCAGCAGACAGGGCGCAAGGTGTTGGTAATCTGCCCTCTGGGGGTGAAACATCAGTTCATCCATGAGGATGGGCCAGCGATGGGCGTACGGTTTCAGTATATCGGCAATGATGAGCAGGCACAGGCCGCAACCACGCCGTATCTGATTACCAACTATGAGCGAGTACGCGATGGCAAAATCACCGAGGGCTTTTTGCAGTCTGAGATAGCCGGCGTCTGCCTTGACGAAGGCGCCATCCTGGGGAATCTTGGCACAAAAACGCAGCAGGAGTTCAGCCGCATCCTGAGCGCCATTCCGTACCGCTGGGTTGCCACTGCGACACCGGCGCCGAATGATTACCGACAGCTTATCTACTTTGCCGACTTCCTTGACGCAATGGACGCTGGTCAGTCGTTGACGCGTTGGTTTGGGCGCAATCCTGACAAGGCCGGTGATTTGGTCCTACTGGCCCACATGGAAAAAGAGTTCTGGCTGTTCATCGCATCATTTTGCATTTTCATTGACGTACCCAGTGATTTGTGCAGTTGTTCATGCCACAGGTGAAACAATGAACAAGGTATATAAATCAGCATTGCCAGGTGAGAGGTTTGGCCGTTTGGTCGTAATCGCCGTGATAGATGGCCAAACAAGGAAGTGCTTGTGCGATTGTGGAACTGAAACTGTTGTGCTTCGATGCAATTTGAAAACGGGGAATACTCAATCATGTGGTTGTTTTCGCAAGGAGGTAGAACCAGTCGCAGCCATAACTCATGGGCAAACTTGCGGCAAGAAGTGGAATCCGACCTATCGAGTATGGCATGGGATATTGCAGCGCTGCCTCAATCCTAAAAATCCAGCTTGGGCAAATTATGGTGGTCGTGGCATTACGGTCTGTGCTGAGTGGAAAGAATCTTTCGAGTCTTTTTTGTCAGATATGGGCGAACGTCCAGATGGATATTCCATAGACAGAATCGATAACGATGGCCCTTATCAAAAAGAGAATTGTGCATGGGCTAGCGATACTGAGCAGGCCCGCAACAAGAGAAGTAACCGCCGGCTGACACACAACGGCAAAACTCAGACATTGGCAGAATGGGCTGAAGAGACGGCTATCCCTTACGATCACGCAGCGTAAAGCCCATCGACTTCAGTCGTGGGATATAAGCTGCCCCGTTGTACCCAGCGGGGAGGTAGCTACAAGCCGGTTATAGCAAACTGGCTAGATATATACTTGACAGATGTATAGCAATCTGGTATACTAATAGCTATGACAAACACACGATGGACGACAAGTAATAAAGCGGTATTCAACATAGGTTATCACCTCATTTGGTGTTCCAAGTACAGACGCAAAGTCTTGGTTGGGCCGGTTGAATTGCGACTGAAAGAACTTCTCACTCTCAAGGCTAAAGAGCTTGGCATAACTATTGAGAATATGGAAGTTATGCCGGATCATGTTCATCTGTTTGTCAAGACTACGCCTACCGTCGCTCCCCACTTTGTTGTTCAGCAATTGAAGGGCTATACGTCTCATGCCTTGCGGATTGAGTTTGCCCAACTAAAGAGCAAGCTTCCAACATTGTGGACACGCTCTTATTATTGCGAGTCGGTCGGTCATATTTCCGCCGAAACCGTAAAAGCCTATATTGATGGACAGAAAAACCAGTGATCACGCTCAAGTTCAAGCTCTATCAGTCGAAAAAGAATATTCACCTACATCACCAGATTGATATTGCTGGCGTGATCTGGAATCACTGCATTGCTCTTCAGCGGAAATACTACAAGCTTTCCGGCAAGTACATCACCGTCTACACCATGCAAAAGCATATTGCCAATCTGAAGGCATTGCCAAAGTATGAGTTTTGGAACAAAGTTGGTAGTCAGGCTATACAGCAGATTTGCGAAAGGGTCAATAACAGCTACCAACTCTTTTTCAAATACAAGCGCGGGGAAATCAAACAGAAGTTTGATCGTCCAGGCTTTAAGAAAGTCAAGCACTATACCTCATTCACACTTAAGCAAGCCGGTTGGAAACTACTTGGCAGCAACAAGATTCGCATTGGCAAGCTCACGTTTAAGTTTGCAAAATCGCGGGAACTGCTCGGAACGATCAAGACTGTCACCGTTAAGCGCAACAAGCTAGGGGAATTGTTCATTTGCTTTGCGATGGATACAGACAAGGAAGATGTACCCAACAGATCGCCTAAGAACGTCGTTGGCATTGATTTTGGTTTAAAAACTTTCTTGACTCTATCCACTAACGAAAGCATTGAATCACCTCTATTCTTCAAGTCGCGCTTGAAGGACATTCGCAAGGCTAACCGCAATTTGTCACGCAAGGCCGAACGCAGTAACAACCGCTGGAAAGCGAATCGCCATCTTTGCCGTCTGCATGAGGATATTGCTAATCAGCGGAAAGACTGGTTCTACAAGCTGGCCCATGACTTGACCAATCGCTTTGATGTCATCTGCCTGGAAACGCTCAATATCAAAGCAATGAAACAGCTATGGGGCCGCAAGGTCAGCGACTTGGCATTCAGCCAATTCCGTGACATCCTCTGTTTGGTTGCCGCCAAGAAGGGCGTAATTGTCCATTTCATTGACCGTTTCTACCCATCATCCAAGACTTGCTCAGTATGCGGTCATATCAAGCACGATTTAACCTTAAATGATCGGCGCTGGCGCTGCTCATCCTGCCATACGGTAGTCGATAGAGATGCTAACGCCGCGGTTAATATTCTACGGGAAGGGGCATCTTCCCTTGGGCTAGGGGATGTAAGACCGGCAATCGTCGGCAATCCCTGTCTGACCCCAGAATCCCACGTGCTTTAGCCGTGGGAGTATGTCAAAGTCTTGTTTTTACGTTTCATGCTCACCTCCGGGTGAAATAAAAAAGGCCGGCTATCAATGCGTCTGCACTGACTACACTTTGCATAGTCGTCTACGGCGTGGTTGGACAATAGAAAAGACTTTATCGGAAGGAATTGCTCATGTGTGAAGAATGCAAATGTGATGATGGCTATGATATGCCAGAATTAAATCTTATCTTTCACCGGCTGACAGCTGATCACTTAAAGGCCCAAGAGCTTACTGACCAATTTGGGCAACACTATTTGTTTGCTGATACGGCGGCTGGCGTACAGCAGGCTATGAAGGAAAAGCGCAGCAGCTTAGAGATGAGAGTAGCGAAAGCTGTCGAAATCGTCAATGCGTCACCTGATGACCACTATGTCATTTGGCATGATTTAGAGGATGAACGCAAAGCCATTTGCAAAGCAATACCCAAGGCCAAGGCTGTCTATGGTTCTCAAGATAGCGACGATGCTGAACGTATTGTATTGCAGTTTGCACATGGCGAGATCCCTATCATCGCTGCTAAGCCATCTATGTTCGGGTCTGGGGTCAACTGGCAGAAGTATTGCCATAAGGCAATTTACCTTGGCGTAGGATTTAAGTTCAGAGAGTTTATCCAGAGCCTGCACCGCCTACAACGCTATGGCCAGCAACACACGGTAGAAGTGCATCTGATTCACACGGATGCCGAGGATCACGTTGTGGACATCCTCATGAAGAAGTGGAAACAGCATGATGAGATGGTAGCAAAGATGCGCTCCATCATCAAAGAGTTTGGCTTGACCAACGAGGCGCTCAACACTGGTTTGCAACGCAGCTTAGGCGTGTCACGCCAAGCGACGCACGGGCAATGGTTCACCGCTGTCAACAATGACACGGTTCTTGAGACGATGGCGATGGCTGACAACTCGGTAGATGAGATTGTGACCTCTATCCCATTCGGCAACCATTATGAGTACGTCGCCAGTCTGAATGACTTTGGCCACAACCAGGCAGATACTGATTTCTGGCAACAAATGGACTTTCTGATCCCTGAACTGTTGCGAGTTCTCAAGCCCGGACGTATGGCGTGCATCCACGTCAAAGACCGGCTGCTATATGGTCATCAGACGCCGCATGGCATGATGGAAGTAGACTACTTTACCCATGACTGCGCCAGAGCCTTCAAGAAACACGGCTTTGTCAGCTACGGGGAAATCTTCATCCCCACCGACGTGGTGAGGGAGAACAACTCTACCAACCGGCTAGGCTGGTCTGAGTGTTGCAAAGACGGATCGAAGATGGGTGTAGGTCTGTCGGAGAAGGTATTGCTGTTCCGCAAGCCGCAGACCGACAAAAGCCGCAGTTATGCCGACGAGCCGGTGCGCAAGGATAAGAAAGCCTACTCTCGCGGCCGTTGGCAGATTGACGCCCACAGCCTGTGGCGCTCCAACGGCAAGGCTATTGACGATGTGGCCCATGTGACGCCGTCTGATGATCCGTCGCTGCTTATCGGCATGGATGGCAGCCAGGTTTACAACTGGTATCGTGACTGGAGCAAGGGCGCCCCATACGACTATCACCAGCATGTCACCTTCAATGAAGCGATGGGCGACCGGCTCCCTGCCAAATTCATGTTGATGCCACCACAAGCGCCCGAAGAGTATGAGGAATCGGTGTGGACTGATGTTCTGTTCATGCGCACGCTAAACATGAATCAGGCCCGCCGTCGTGTCGAAAAGCACGTCTGCCCCTTACCGCTAGATATTGTAGAGCGCTTGATCGTGCGCTACAGCAATCCCGACGAGGTTATCTTTGACCCCTTCGGCGGGCTTGGCACAACCGCATTTGTGGCTATTCGGCTAAATAGAATTGGTTACACCGTTGAACTGAATCCGTTGTATTGGGAGAATGGTGTGAAGTATTGCCGCGATGCTGAGTTAGAGCGCAGTATGCCAACGCTGTTTGATGATGTGCAGGCAGAAGACGATTTTGAACTGGAGATAGCCGCATGAAAACAAAACTACCGCCAGCCGTCGAAGTGGAACCGGTTCCGGTTCAGGCGGGATTGTTCGCATGAGCAAAAGATTGAATTTACCTGAACAGTTTTTAGAAGGTGGATGGCGACTGGAATACGACAAAGCAGGCTGGTGCAAAGCTGTTCATGACATCATGAAAATCGAGACGCCTTTACATTTTCCTGCAAAGCACCGTGGGTTGAAATTTGTGATTCGTGATATTGAAAGGCTGTCCAATGCGCCAACAAAGCCTTTTTGATAGCCAACGCACGACCTTAGAGGATGCGGTGGAGATGGCTCTGGACAGTCTTTCAGCCTATGCACCGCACTACCGGCACTGGGCCATAGCGTACAGCGGCGGCAAGGACAGTAGCACCTTAGCGACACTAATCCCGTGGGCGATTCTAAACGGCCGTATTTCGCGGCCGGAGTCGCTGACCATTCTCTATGCGGATACGCGCCAAGAGCTACCGCCGCTCCAGATGACGGCCATGCGGCTGATGGACGACCTACGCATGGCCGGCTTCGATGCCCAGGTCGTGTTGCCAGAGATGGATGATAGGTTTTACGTGTATATGTTGGGCTTTGGTGTACCGCCGCCTAGCAACACTTTTCGGTGGTGTACGCCGAAAATTAAGATAGAGCCAATGCATAGCGCACTTGAAGGATTGCGTCAAAGCGCCGGTGAAAAGCTACTGATGTTGACTGGCGTGCGTCTCGGTGAAAGCGCAGCCAGAGATGGGCGCATAGCAGTGTCATGCTCAAAAGACAGTGGCGAGTGTGGGCAGGGATGGATGCAGGTCAGCACACCTGAAAGCCTTGCCGATACGTTGGCGCCGCTGCTCAACTGGCGCATCTGCCATGTGTATGACTGGCTGTACTTTGATCCGTACAACCACAGCTATAGGGTTGACGGGATTGCCGATGTGTACGGCGAGGATGAGGTACGGACCGGCTGTGTAGGCTGCAACCTGGCATCGAAAGACACGGCGCTGATTCGGCTCTTGCGCAACCCGCAGTGGTCGCACCTGCTGCCACTCATGGAATTGAAACCGCTCTTCGCTGAACTAAAACAGGCAAAGTGGCGTAAGCGCAAAGTGGAGCCCGAGAAGCGCAAGGATGGGCAGTACAGCAAGAATGTCCAGCGCATGGGTCCGCTGACAATGGCAGGTCGTGCCTACGGCCTAGCCCGTGTGTTGGACATCCAACAGCGCGCCGGTGTTGACCTGATCAACGACGAAGAAGAGTTTAGAATCCGAGAGATGTGGCGGCTCAACATGTGGCCGCAGAAATGGAGTTCGGAAGACACCAACGCCGACGTAATGATTGATGCGATTATGTTGGACGACCACGGCCAGCCGGTAACGCAGCCGTTGTTAGTCAGATAAATGTTGTGCCTCAGATGCTGTCACATCTGAGGCACGTAGACCCTTACCAGAGTTAAACCGAAAGGATCTGTGAAAATGGTACTCCATCGAAACGATTTAGACAAAGTGCGTTGTGGCACGTTCAAATGCCCGTCCTGTGGCAACTACTATGACCCTACCTATGGCCCATGTCCGCAGTGCAGCAAGCGCTACAACCTGTCCACTATCGCCTTCGCTGTCGGTGTGCTGCTGTTCTTGCTGCTCTGGTTGCCGCTGGAAGGCGCAGCAAAGGCCCAGGCTGACCCAGAGCCGACAGCGCACTGTTGGGTAGAGCCAGATGGCTCGGAACGCTGTCTTGCCCCGGCTGTGACCGCACAGGCCACGGCCACGGCTACGCCAGTGCTGTCGCCGCCGTTCGTGCCAACGCCTACGCCGGTTGTGATTTCGCCGCTGCCACAGCATTATGTGTGGTTGCCGGTAGTCGTTAAGTAAGTTGCCCCAGGTCGCCGCCGCTGCTCACTGTGTGCATAACATCATTGTAATCATCGAACCATCGCATCAAATCGCAGCATCGACCATACAGCGCCACCGAGGAGCGGGGAGGTGGCGCAATATTAGGGTTGAGATAGTAAAAAGGGAGAATAGAATGAAAGCATGGCAATCGCATTTGACAGAACGTGAACTAAAGGAAGTCCAATTCTGCCGCCTGTATCAACAAGAATTCAGTCACGGGACGGATGGACATAATATTCGCATCATTGTTGCGAAACTGGCAAACTTGTTGGACATGGGGCTAATTCCCTATCTGACACCACATGTAGACACTAGCAAGCCTGCCGATACCAGTAAAAAGCCCGCGACATTGAAAGATTGAGAGATGACCATGACCAAACACATTGACACCGGCGAATATATCCAGGCACAGCAGGAGCGCATTGACCGCCTGCAAGCTGAACTGCAATGGCATCGCACGAACCTAAACAACGGTTATGCAAAACTGCCAGCGAATGTCAGCACGATTAATAAAAATGGGCCACTGGTCAAAATCAGTGGCCCATTTTTATGCCCCGTTATTACTTCTACAAAGCTCGTTAATCTCACCGCCTGTGCAAATCAGCACAAGGAAGTCTCGGCTGTTATCCAACACAAAATCTGAACCGGACAAGAAGATGTTGCCGGTGCCATTCTTCACGGTAACATCCCGGCTGGACGCCACGCTTTGCAGGATGATGACTTGCCCCGTGGCGGCCCCGTTGATGGTTGCCAGGTTGTCCGTAGCGGCCGCGCCTTCGGTATCAACTCTGTGGTAACAGCCCGTGACGGTGATAGCGTCGCTGGCCAGAGTCAGATCTGACCGACTCAGCAGGAGCTTGGACAGCGTTTTGTTGTCGAGCGTTTGCGTATTGGTGGTGCCTACGACGGCGCCCGTGGCCCCGTGCGATGCTGCACTAGAAATATGGCTATCAATGGTTGTATGGCTGTTTGTGCCGATGTTAGTGAGCGCTGTATGGTTCAGCGAACTGTTGATGATGGTTGCCACTTGAGCCGCCGACAGGTCGGTGGGATCTCCAGTACCGGCGCCACTTGCACGCCCCTTGATAGTGGCTTGCGCCATATCGACCATCATGGCATTGGTGACAGCGCCGCTGGCAATGGTTAGCTCCTTTGTTTCCAACGATTCAATGCGTTTGCGCAGGGCTTCAATTTCACGAAACAGACTGTCATACGATAAATCACGCATCATCGAGATCCAGTTCTATAGCCTCTTTGCCATCCTCATCCACAGCCACAGTAACGCCCACGATGCGCTGAGTGAAGCCGGTATCCTCGTAGCGCGCATAAACCAAATCACCCAAAAAATAATCACGTCCATAGTAACAGCCAGGTGACTGCGATGCCCGAAAGGTAAATCGCGGCTTGTAGGCTGTCTCTACAAGCTTCGCATCACCCTTGGCATCCAACCCTGTCGATGTCGAAACATCCCGTGCGTCAATAAACATTTCGGTGTGGTTTATTTCGTCATACTCGCTGCTAGTGCGCACATTGACCGTACGGCTTGTGCCATCTCCCTGGCCGCCCACAATCATCTTGGTTGGCTCGTTAATGCGCCGCTCGTCCAGGTCAACACTGACAAGGTTTGCCCGCTCCAGGGCGAAAGTGACAGTAGCGCTACGATCATCGCCGGGGTTCACCCCAACCTGTATAACTTGGTAATCATCTATAATTCCACCGAGAGAGATAGCCGCGTTCGAACGTGCGTGAAAATGAAAGTCGCCAATATCAGCAAGCTCTTGTAAAACCGATAGGCAATTCCTGTAAGCTGCATTATAGTCGATAGTAGGGCCAGCAGGGGCGGCATCGAACGAAATGCGGTCAACGGTGCCACCTGCCAGATTGGTAAAATTCAACAGTCGCTGCACGTCCGGTGCAATAAAGTTGTATGTCAGCACGTCTGACCAAATCTGCGCAACAGTTTTACTGCTCCAGGATGAACGATTTGCCACCCCCGCCTTGAACGCCACAATCTCACGGGCTATCAGCGACAGTGAGCTAGGGATGTAAAGCGTTACCGTTTTGCGCCCAGATGTGGTAGTTTCCCGAATGTTGCCTCGCCAAATACCATCGAAATCCTGATAATAGTCTACACCCACAGCATCATGCGTTTGCCCGCGAAAGAATAGCGCAAAGCTATCGAGATCCAGATTGCTTGCTGCAACATGTTCCCGTGGCAAGACTAGCGTAGCGAATCCAGCTTCATTTAATCGCTTGGTGTAACTCAAGCTGATAAAATTATCAATGACCTGATTAACGCCAGCGTCTGGTGGTGCTGTCTTTACATAGTATTTGAAACGCATTATATCCCCGGAAACCTGCGATAGTAAACAAACTGAATTTTATGCGTCCCGTCTTTTGATGTATAGTTGCCTATTAGCTGATTGACGCCACCGGATTCTATCGGATCAGGAAACAGCCGGAAACCAAACAGAAAATCAAACGTATTCTGTGCAATAGCGCTACCGAGTTGGCTGACTCCGGCCGCATTCTTGACAGTCTTGTGCCCTGGACGCAAATCAAAAGTGAAAATATCCCCCGCCGGAATGTCAAACGAGCCAGTGTCATACGTCGTTGTGTCACTGGCTGTTGTAACGATGGAGTACATGCTAAAATCGACAACTTCACCATAAACATTTATGATCGGGTATTCATCCCAGTCGCCCGTGTAGGTCAAGTTGGTTAACCACGGTGCGCCCAGCGGCGTGACATTTAGCGTGATACCACTGGGGTCATACCAGATGGGATTCGGCGCCAACAAACGCACCGTGAACATTTGATCCGTACCAACTGCATCGGCTGATGGCATATCCAGACTAATCGTATGCACATCAATTTGACGAACGCTGCCGTCGTCTTTTGTCACTTTGAGCTTAAGCGGATCTTGGAAGGGGCGAAAAATTTTATAGATGCTGCCGCGCCTGGTCGCGGCGACTGCCGCGCTGCTGACATTGTAGTAAAGGTTTAAAATAATTTCACGCGGGCTGAGCGTAAACCCGTGGTCAATGGCCCCCTCGATGTTCGGGTGCCGCTGCAAATCTCTGGTAATCAGCGGTAACCCAATCCCGCTGATGCCATTTGGATAAACCAACTGACAATAGGTGCCATCACTGATACTGTATGTCGTGTTGGTCGCATCCGGTTGGATGATCTGATAGGTTGCCACTTACCGTGTCCCCCCATACGCACTGCGCAATGCCCTGACCTGCTCAATCGGATCACCCGCCGCAGTTGCGCCTTGATTCGTGATGCTATAGTTGTTGTTCACCGTGCGGTTGACGGTGTTAGTTGGCGCCGCCATCATGCCGCCCGTGGCGCCAGCCAAGGCCATCTCAGGCATAGCCGTAGCGCCGGCAATCCCTTCAGCCAAGCCTGCCATGATATTGGAACCGATGTCAGCGAAAACGGTCGAAGGCGAATGGATGCCCAGGGCATCACGCACCCACTGCGGCGCAACCGAGGTAATCCAATTCAGGGCGCTACTGACCGCCCCCATGCTGTCCCGAATACCTGCTGCCAGCCCATCACCGATGCGTCCACCAATGCCGCTCATGACGCTCCAGACGTGGTTACGGAAAGAGTCCATGATTTTATTGAACTCATCAATGATGCCGTAGATAGCGCCGTTCATAATGCCGCCCAGATTGACACTGCCCAGCGCCCCCTTAATGCGATTGCCCACATCCACCATCACGCTCCAGACGTGGTTGCGAAATCCGTCCATCGTGCCGTTGAATACGTTGGTCATACCGGTTAGCACGTTCGCCATATCGCTGCCCAGATTCGGTGCTGCCGACCGCAGGCCCTCGCTGAAGCGCAGCATGGCCCCACGCGCCGACTCATAGAGGCGACCGGCGAAAGCACCCCCGGCGAAAGCGGCGCCCTGGTTTTGCACGTCGGTCATCACTCGGTTAAATTCCCCCGAGACCATGCCGCCGGCTGCACTGAAGCCCTGCCCCAGTTTGGTGAAAGCAGAATTGCCCATGTCATACAGGCTTTGTGCGAATGGCCCCAGGCGTTGGTCACGGCCAGCTTGAATGAAATCCATCACCTGATCAAGCCCGTTGCGCACCCAGTCTTTGGCGGCAAGGAATCCATCCCGCATCTTGGTCATGGCGGTGTTAGCCCATGAGTACATTGCGTCGCCGATGTTGGATAGCGTCTGCGGGAAGTTGGCAATGGCCCCACGCACCCATTCCAGCGCTTGCCCCGTGATGTCCCGAATGCCAAGGAAGTTGTTTTGCCACGCCACATATAGGCCGTAGGCGGCAACTCCCAAAGCGCCCACAATCGCAATCACCGGCCCGATAGCAGCCAACACACCGCCCAGCGCAGGAGCGGCCATGCCTAGCGCCCCCACAAAACTTGCCACGGCTGACACGGCGCTGACGATGCCTGCGACGAAGGTCACGACCTGCGCAACCACAGAGATGGCCAGCAGCACGCCGAAAGCTTTCAGGATGGTTTGCACGCCGCCGATCCAATTAATGAAGTCAACGATGGCGGTCACGGTCTGCTTGAGACTGTCCCAAAACGACAGCGTGGCAAGTACAGCCTCTCTAACCTGTGGCGTCATGTGGGTGAGCCAATCATTCATCCTGTCGCCGTCCGTGACGACGGCAAGCAGGTATTGCAGAACGACGGCAAGCTGATCAGCAAACTGCTGAAACATCTCAACCACACGAGGTCCGTAGATTTGCGCCTGCTCGGTAAAGCGCTCGGCGAGCACTCGCAAGACCGGAATGAAGGCATCACCGATTTGCAGCTTGAGTGAATCAATCACGCCCCACAGAATTTCCATCACGCCGCTCAAGGTGTTCATGCGGGTTGCGGCGCTCTGCTCTGCGTCGGTTTTGGCCATCGTCGCCTTAAGCGCCAAAAACTGTTCTTCTGTCATGCCGGCGATAGAGGCAGCGGCGCGCATAGCGTCACTGCCAAAGATGGTGGAAAGTGTTTGGTTCTTTTGTTCTTCGCTCAGGCCGGCCATTGCTTTATTGAGAATGCCGCTGATTTCGGCCATGCTTTTCATGTTGCCGTTTTGGTCAAAGAAGGCGTTGGAGCCTTCGATAAGCGACATGCGCATGACACCGAGTTTGTCGTTTAACTCTGCGGCCCGCGCTGTATAATTCTTGGCGGTTGGGTCAAGTGCAGCAAGTTGCATCTGCGTCTTCTGGATCTTGTCTTGAACATCGTTAAACTCCTGTTTGCTCAAGCCAGTAAACAACCCCAGGTCGCGCATGGCGTCGCGCGCCTCGTTGCTGGATGGTACAAGCCGCTGTAAGAAAGTTTTAAAGGATGTACCCGCATCGCTACCGCTGGCAAAATAGGGACTGATAGCCGCAATGGTCGCATTGAAATCGTCGAACTCCACACCGACTGTAGCCGCCACACCACCAGCTTGGGCCAGCGCCAGTTTGTAATCGTTGATGTCGAACTTGGATGCAATGGTAGTAGAGGTGATACCACTAACGGCCGCGGCCATGTCTTCAGCCTTGATGTTGAATTGCGCCATGACATCGGTCGCAATGGCCGCCGCATCAGCGAAGTCAGCGCCGGTGGCGTTGGCCAGCAGTACCGTAGACCGTGCGGCGCCGCCTAGAATTTCGTCCACAGACAAGCCCGCCGTACCCAACGTGCCGATAGCGTCGGCGGCTTCTTCAGCGCTCACCTTAAGCTTCGGATCAAAGCCCAGGTCATTGATGAGCTTCTTCAACTTGCTGGTTTCATCCGCCGATGCGCCCATTGATGCACTGATGTCGGCAAGCTGTTGTTCCATGCCCATCGCCGCCTTGACGCTGCTGCCGATAACTGCCGCTAGGCCGCCAATGCCAGCCGTCAGCGCGGCCGCACTCGCCTTCAGCACGTTGCCCATCATGTTGTTGAGTGGCCCCAGCGCTTTGGCTTGCAGGTTGCCAGCGGCGCCGTGGAGGCTATTCAGATTATTTTCGACCCCACCGAAGGCGTTGCCGGTCTTGTTTTCACCGTCAATCACAATTTTGATATTATCGGCCATTGCGTGACTTCTTTTTCATATTGGCAACCTTCGCCTCTACGTCCATCATAGTCAAAATCTGCTGAATGTTGCGCACCGGCTCCTTGCGCAGTTGGGACGGTAAGACGTGGAACTCTCGGCAAAGCTGTAACTCCAGGTATTCAGGCGGTTGTTTGCCGCTCGTCCACAGATGTTCAAAGAGCCGGCTCCTTAGTTTTTTGCGGTGCGATTGCTCTTCTGCGCAGCGCCGATGGCCGCCATGACATCTTGAATGAAGTCCATAGGAACATCCTTGATGTGAATGCGCATGCCATTGCGCCGTACTTTAGCGACTCGATTCAAGTAGGCGGTAAGGTCGTCAAAGCCCTCAAGCAACTCCTTGAGCGCTGCCATGCGCGCCTTAGGGTCAGCATCGTCAGAGGTATCGCCAATCGTCTCCGTGAGCAGCATGAAGCGCACATGAATCATGTTGTCGCCCCAGGTCATCTTGCGCAGGTTCACGTCAACCTGATAGCTGTCGTTGCTCTCTTCAACATCATCGTCGATTGGGACAATCTCGCCTTCCTTGACTTCAGCTTCCATTAGGGCAGTGTCTCCTCGTACCACTTGGGAAAGATGATGGTAAACGATGCCATTGCCGGATCACCGGTCCCCGCGTCTAGGTCAGGCGGCATACACGAGATAATAGGACACGGAAAGGCGCTGTTGGCATTGTCAGCCGCCAAGTAGCGCTTGTTGCCCGTCGCTGTGCCTTTGGGCGCATAGCGGAAGTAGATCACCTTGTTGGCCCCGTCGAATTGCGCCTTGACGATGCGGAACGCTTCGCCGCTCACCTCGGTGTAGAGGATGCGCACCTCAGCCTGTACCGCTTCCGTCTTGTTGCTGCCGACCACGACCGGAGCGCTGCCGTCTGCGGTGTTCTGACTGCCGGTGAGCTGATCACCGCCCGATGGGGTGACCTGCGCAGCCTGTCCGCTGATGTTGGTCCAACTGCTGCCGTTGGTGCTGACCTCGGCCACGAACTGCCCCTGCCCGATGGCTCCTGTTGTTTGTGCCATGTTTAGTACTCCTGAATTACAGAGACTGTGACCGAAGTCGCAGCGCTATAGGTTAAGTTCACATACCCGCTGGCGTCATTGAAGTATTTCGGGTCAAATGGCCCTAGAATATTCTCAGCACCAGCCGCCACCGCCACCACCGGATTGGTGATAGTCAAGCCACCAGGCGCGCCCGATGCGACCACAGTCACGTTAATGGAAACGCCGCTGCCGTTCTTGACGTAGAGCAGCACGTTGCCATCATTCAGAAATTTGTCACCACCACCGGCTGCGGCCACAGCGCCCAACAGTACCCCGGCGAAGGTTGGTTTCACTGATGTCAATGTTGCCATTAGTCAGCCTTCACTTCTGCCGTCGATTCGGCGGTGTGAATCACGATCGCCGGTCCTACTTCATCCGTGGGCGGGTTGGTGTTGTCTAACGGCGCCACGTTGCCCAGGCGCAAATGAATCGCCGCCGCTTCATCGGTCAGCGCAATTTTGCTGCCAGGTGTCCAGCGCTCGTTGCCGTCCAACGAACTGATAGTTACGAGGCAAATGTAATCCTGTGTGTGGATTACTTCTTCTTTCTTCTTTGCCATGCTAGTCTTCCTTTGCATAAGCGATGACAGGCACAATTACCGATACTACAATGTACGGGATACCCGCTATCTCAATCGGCCTATCTATCGTTTCCGCGTCGATTGATTGTCGGTCTGAACCGCTGCCAAAGTTACCCACCCTGTCCACCGTGCCGTTGAGCGTGGGGTGAGCGAGTAGCAACGCAATGGCCTCTTTCGGGATGTCGGAGGCACGGCTTAGGCAGTAAGCGACTCTGGCCGAATCCAGTTTTACCCAGAATTCGCAGCGGATGCGCAAGCTTTCCATGACCGTCTTGGACTCTGGTACAAACTTAGAGCCTCCGGTGGTCAAGACCTCGGTTCTGGTCTGCTGACCAAACGGGGGAATGACCAAGGCGATGTGCTTGGTTTCCACCGGTGGCAAGTAGTGGTCAATGGTTGCTCTGTCCACGTCGGTGATCGTGGAAAGCAAAGCCTTGAGCGCCTGCTTAATCTGGGTAACAGTGGTCATTCGCTCACGCCGTCCGGTTCATCGGTCAGGCCGCTGTACGCTGCGCTGTAGCCGTCTACTCTGCGTAGCTGCATAGAGCGCACACCCCGCCGTGTCGCAACGCTTGGTGATGTGCGCAGCGTCAGGCCCATTCCGGTGAGGTCTTGCCCTGCGAGAATCTTGAGCCGGTCAAAGAAGTCTTTCAGGTAAATCTCTGACCGGGTTTCCTCTCGACCTTGCACCACATCAAGCCCCCGGGCGCGCAACGTGTACGCCGCTGCATACAGGTTGTTGAGCGCACGCAGCAACGGGTAGACAGCCGCTGTGCGTGCAGCGGGGACGGCATAACCGGCCCCCGCCAGCGCACCGTGAATTAGTGCCGCGCCTTCAGCGAGCCACTCTTCCACCTGCCCTGTGTTGGGCGTGCTATCGTTGTCGATAGTACCCACCGCTGGGGCAAGGGCCATGATCCCGTCAATGCTGCCGTACATTACTTTTTGGCCTTTGCGGGCGCATCGTCGTTGGTCGCTACTTGCTGAGTGGCAAGTAGCGCCGCCAGCATTTGCGCCGGAGTGAGATTTTGCGCTGCCAGTTGCGCATCAAGTCGCGCCTGTTGGTCAGCGGCTACAGCACGCATGGCTAAGAACTTTTCCACGTTCTCTTTGCTCACGGGGTTGCCGTTCGCATCGTGGTAGCCGTCGCCTGTGGCGTCTTTGTAGCAGCCGCCTGGAATGGTTTCCGTCATGTCGGTTCTCCCTTATCGGATGTGCTATCCGTTGCGGACTTAGTTCAAGGTCGGATCTGCGTAAGAAGTGTTGCCAAAATAGAGCATGGCCCCATTGGTACGATTCCAGACCGCTGCGCCAAACTCCGCTTCCATATATTGCGCATGGAGCGGGAAAGCGTCATTCTCGCCGGCAATGCGTAATCCCGGCTGGGTGCCGTTGGCCCGTTGGCGAATGATGACCGGCTTATCACTGGCCGCATCCCACAGAAAAGTGTAGTTGGCAGGCATCCACGGTTTGACCCACACTTCAGCGCCGCCAAAGATCCCGATGGCCCGATTGTCCAGGCGCGTAATGTCCAGGGTGGTGCCAGGGGTGTCAGTGTTGCGGTAGACAATGCGCGGGTCAGGATAGCCGGTAAAGCCGGATAAGCCCCGAACCGTGGTTTCGTCAGTCTTGTTGATAGCCATCTTGACCATCTTGCCGTTGTCGTGTTCGACCAGCGTATTGATGGCCCCGGTCACGTCAGAGGCCGCCAAAGAGCCACCGGCGCGCGCCAGGTAGTGGGTGTGGGTGCTGCCGTCAAAAGTCTCGTTGTTTGGCCCTTCAGGGATATTGGCACTGTCCGCATTGACCAAGCGCTTCACGCTCAAGTCAATGTTATCGACCAAGAAGTCGGTAAAGGTGTAGTTGGCGCTGTACATGAAGGCGCGCTTGATGTCACGCATGAGCGCCCGGAGGTGCGCACGCTCGGCGGATTGGGTCGCAATGGCCAGGTCAGCCGGGGTTTTGTTCTCAAACCACTTGCGTGTCCAGCCGATGGCGAATTGATAGAGCTTGAGCGGAAAGCCCACAGTATCCCCCGGCTTGCCGACCTGCGTCCGACTACGGCCGTACTCGTCAACCTCTTCCATGTCGCCAGCAACCGATACGCCATACTTCCGTTGGCGGTCGGTGGTGAACTCGGCAAGGTCAGAGACAAAGCCCGTGACCAGCGCATTGTGCGCCGCCAATTCCCGTTCCAAAATGGGAACAATGTTGTTCAGCCCATACTGCGCAACCGATTGATTGCGGGTTGCCAGGAGGGTCGAAATATCATGTGTACCTGTCGTCATTTCTCAGCCCTCCGATTAGTGAGAATCCCGAATGATACGAATGTCGGTGGCGGTGATAACCTGCGCTACACCTAAGGCATCGCCGGTAGTCGCGCCGGTGTCGAGCCGTCCAGCGGTCGCCCCGATGTACAGCTTATCGCCTGGGGTCAGGCCTGATCCGTAGTGGAAGCGAACGCCCTTGCCAAACAAGGTGATCGCCTGCCCCGCCTTGGCCGCCCGTGGGGTGAAGCCAACCACCTCAGCCGGTTCTGTGGCCGCCGTACCGTTCGACATATAGACCAATCCGTCGCTGCTTTTGATGTAGCAAGGGGCCGCCACATCGAGCGCTTCCCCGGCAATCAAGCCGGTGATCTGAGGCGCAAACATGCCGGTGGACGCATCCATGCCGGCGTTTGCGCTACGTGTTACTAAAGCCATGTGTCAATCTCCTATAGAGGTGCGTACATACCGCTTTGCCGTTTCTGGGCAATGACGGTATCCGTCGTGATAGGAGCAGGTTGACCGCCACTGTTGGCGTTGATGTTGGGCGCCGTGGGCTTAGTGTTCAACAAATGGGGCTTGGCTTTGGTCAATGCCTTGATTGCTGTTTCCACGCCGAGCACATTGTCGTTGTCGTCAATGTCCAGGCCCGTCCGGTCCAACAGGGCCACCGCATCCTCCGGATCAACAAGGCCCGCCGTGCGTGCTGCCAAGCGAATGGCGCTGTTAATCGTTGTGGAGCGATGGCGAGCCTCTAGCGCCTGCAAAGCTTGTTCAGCTTTTTCAGCACGGGCCGCCGCCTTCTGCGCTTCTGTCAACTCCTGCTCTTTGCGTGCGGTTGCTTGCGCTTCGATGTCATCCAACTTCTTGCGCCGGTCAGCCGCTTCTTTGTTGGCAGCCTTGAGCGCTGCCCGTGTGCGTTCTAGTTCGGCCTTGATTTCCTCCGGTGAAGTTGTGCCACCGTTTGAATCAGTGCCATTTTCGCCACTGCCAGATCCCTGATCAGCATCGAAAAAGATTCCGGCATCACGCCAGTCCCATTTGTTGATGAGCATCTCGCCCTACTTGCCTTTCTTTTTATCAAAAGGATACTTATTCTTTTTATCGCCCTTCTTGGTAGTCGGACGCCCGTAGTCATCGGCCATTGTCGGCTCCAGGTGGAAAATAAAAACGGCGGCCATGTGAGGATTTCTCCTCACATGGCCGCCGTGTGTCTACGTTTCACGCCGTCATGACGCTATTTGGTTATATATTCATGCGGGCCGGATTTGATACCGACTGTTGGCCCCAGCAATAGGCAGCTATGGAGTCGAACCAAGCAAACTGCCAACCACTCTAACCGTTGAGTTATTCAATCCTATTGCCGACTGTGTGTCACTCCACACCGCCGCATGATATTACGTTGTCGAACTTGCCTTCACCCGATCTTGTTCAATTCTGAACCCTGCTTCAAAGAACGCCTGTGCCGCTCTGATTTCCTCGGGTGTCACCCCGGCTTTGGCCTTGACCGCATTCAGTTGCGCCCTGAGCCGTTTCACCTGGCTTGTCTCGTAAAAAGAGTGTGTCCAGTTATCGCAATGTGGGCAAAGGATACCGATGTCTACCACATCATGACTGAGCTTGCGTTGCTTGGTGCAGCGCTCAAGTTTCACAGAGCGCTTACACTGCTTACATTCTACCTCTACTTGACGTTGTTTTGGCTGTAAAAGATTCGGTAACATAAAAGTTAGTCTAGCACAAGTTTGCTATTTTGTCTACAGGGTAACGCTGCTTCTTCGTAAGTTAGTTGTTTGTCTGGTGCCACTTCCACCACAAACACATACCGCCCCGGTGTCAACGATGATAGGCGCAATGAGAGGTCAAGTACCCGTCTGGGCAAAGTGCGTTTTCTGTCAACGTATTCACCGATTGCGGTTACTTCGTTCATCCTAAGGCTGCCCTCACTCTTGCACTAAACATGCCCCTAATGTTCTGTTCATTGCGCTGCAACACATCCTGTGCTGTTTGCCAGCGCCCCCGGTGTACCTCTGCTTGCACATCTTCATCCTGCACCCAGCGATTGTAAGGCGCAATGTTCTGATTGCTGCCCACAATGCCCCGAATCTGCAAGCCGCTTCCCTCGATTTCCTTGTGCCACGAATTAGACAGCGACCGTGTGCGTTTGTAGGTGCTATTCGGCGGCGGTGGCGGGTAGGTCTTTAGTTCCCGCAACACAAGCGCTGTAGCGTCATTCATGCCGCCCAGCATGGCGTCGCTCAGTTTGGCCGGTGCGCGGTTGATGAGGTCGCGCACCTCACTATCGTCAATCCGGATTGACAGGTTCATCAGCGCTTACCTCAATCACATCGCCGTCAATTTCGCCGGTTTCGATAGCATACAGTTCACGCGCCGCCGACTCAGTAAAGCCAAGCTGCTCTACATAGATTTTGATGATTTCTTCTTCGGTCAATCCACGGGCGAGCAATTCTTGTATCATCGCATCCATCCTAGCGTCGTGAAAAGCGTATCGATGGCAGCCGTCACTGGCTCAAAGTCATCATCGGACCATGCTACGGGATAGTAGTACGCCTGCTCTTTTCGCAGCTCTTCCAGCATCTTAGGATTCTGGCTCTTCGTTGCGATGTACTGAGCATAGGCTCTGGCCCAAATCTCGTTTTCTTGCCGCAGATAGGCCGTGTACGCTGGATCTGCGCCAGAGGTGATCGGGATGTTGCCATACATCACTGTTAATTTTTCAGTGCCAGCCAGAAGCGCATCCAACCGCCGCACGGCCGCCGTGTTGTTTAACACAGCGCGCACGGCTGCCAAATTTGCGACAGCTTGCGGGTTTCCCTGCACCGCAGGCAACACGCCCTGTACCTCCAAGAAATGACCAACCTCATGCGCTAAGGTGTTCATCACATGTTCAGCGGCACGGCTAATTTTAATTTCGATAGGCTTATTTGTTCCAGTCTCGAATTTGTAATAGCCCTGCTCCTTCATGGTCGCGCTGCCTTGCAGAATCGGCAAATTGGGCAAGATTCCATCACCATGCACGCTGTCAATCATAGCTATTGCATCAGCAACTGGTTGGCGTGTGCTGCCGGCGATAGGCAACTGCAACGCAGCGCTGACAGGTCTACCATTTGGCCCAAGAGGTGCAACGGTCGCTTCCTCTGCCGGTGTCTCTACGACTGTTTGTGCCTGTGGAACCGGTTGATTGCTGCCACCGAACGGAATCTTCAGCGTCTGTTCAGTCTCTTCCGTAATTCCACAACGACATTTTACGTGAAACGGTGGAAAGCCGATGCTGCCCCGTTCGGGATGGATAAAGCCCCGTTCATCCGTCTTAGCAACCACAGCCCCATAGACACCGCCGCAGATGGGGCATACACGTTCATCATTGGCGGTCAGCACCCTAAATGATGTCGTAAACGGGTTGGCAAGCCCAGCCTGCCGAATCGACTCAGTGAAGAGCCGGGTTGTCTCGGTCACGGCGATGCGTTCGGCCCGATCTGCACCGAACGTTGGCACAAGCGCCTGAATCAGCGATGGCAAGCCCTGTGGCGTGCCTGCTAACTCGCCACGGTTCCAGGCTAGGAATGCATCGGCGAACTGTTGCCGGCTGGTCAGGTTCAGATTCGGGATAGAACCATAGGTTGTGTCAGACGGGTCAACATAATAGGTTTCGGCCCAGGCTATCACTTGCCGGTTGACTAGGTTGAACGTGCCAGCGTTGCCGCCTACCACAGCAGCATAGGTGGAGCGCTCGTTTAGCACTTCCAGAATACGCGGCCGCATGGCATCCCACAGCAGTTCGTTTTCATTGTCCCAAAACCAGGCGACATCACGATCTGTTGGTCGGTAGTCGGTATCCCGCAGCATGTAGATGAGTCGCTGTTGCTGTGCCGACAAAGCGCCTAGTGCCGTAGTGGTCAGCGTGCTTTCTGCCCAAGTGCGCGCCGCCTCTGGGTCATCTTGCCGGCGAATGATGTCGGCTGTATCTGTGTCAATAAGTCCCGCTTCGAGCAGGGCAGAAAGAAGAGCGTCCATCTAGTTACTGATGTTCTCCAAAAACTCTTCAAACAGCCGATCCATGAACGCACCTTGCTGTCCACCATACAGCGCGCCTATCTCTGGGTCAGTGAACTCGCACCGATGGGATTTGCCCCCAGTATGACTGCGAAAGAATCGCTCAATACGATTCCATGGCTTGAGGAATGGCCCAAAGGCCGCTTCGCACAGGGGCCAGGGTAACGGCTTGGCAATGCCGGTCATGTCCGCGCCTAGCCCGTCACGCCACCACTCATACAGGCGCCATGTCAGGTTGTACCGTTTAGGCCAGCGGCGCAAAGCCCATCCTCGAATAAAGCTCGGCAAAATGGGCTTGTGGTAACTCATCCAAGACTGAATACACCAACAGAGATACTGCAACCACAGCCGATAATCACGGGTAAGCCGTGGGTCGCGCCAACGAATACCTCTAGTAAAATGGTTCATACTGTTGTCCCTGTATCCTGATTCGCCGTGCCAGTTGTGGCCGGTGCCTGTCGAGCCGCCTGTACGATGTTGGCAATCTCCGCTGCCCGTTGTAGCATGGCATTCTGCTTGAAGCGTGCAATCTGCTCCGGTGTGTAGCCCAGCTTCGACCACACCATTTCGTCAGGTACACCCAAGTCCTTGTGGGTCTTGGCAACCGTCGCCTCTGCCTCTTCCATGCGTGTGTTGGGGTCTTTCCACTGCACACCGATCACGGGTTCGTCAATCTCTGGAATGCCGGTGCCAAACGGGCGCGCCCCTCGGTAAGCCAAACTCATCCCATCCTCCCACGCCTCGCCCGACATCAACTGCCGCTCTTCGGCCTTTGCCACCAAGCCGCTTTCCAGTTGCTTGAGCGCTTCGCCTGACAGTACATCAGCCCCTAGCATGGGCTTGAGATAGTACTGCGGTGTGCGTGTCATGCCGCCGATGGCCGCTGTGATCGTCCAGATGGCTTCGATGATGTTGTTGAGGTCAGCGCCGGCAATGCGCTCGATGTTGCCGCCGAAGATTTCCAGCGCTCTGCCAGGCGCCACAATGAACTCATCGTCGCCTTCCAGGTTGGTGTCATCGCTCACGCCCACCGGCATGGGCATAGGGTCCTTGTAATTCATGGTGAGAATGGGAAAACCGGCCGTATCCGCCGCCGCAAGCAAGTCAAGCCAGCTTTTGTTGAGCGCATTTTGTAGACCGGCGATGAGCGCCACCTCACTGCCGCCTGGGTTTTGGAACTCCACAGCCGTTACACCCAGATTGTCACCTTTCCAGTCACGCCACGGGAGAGGCCAGGATAGGTCGCCATCATCCTGAATAGTGCGCCACAGGTTGTCAATGCCGATCATGTTGGTGATGCTATCCCGCTCATACTTGCGAATCTCCCCAGGTAGATAGACGGTCTTGCGCTCAATGCCTGTCAGTCCCGGCTTGAGCGGGTTGAAGGTGTAGAAGTACCTCGATGCAAACAACACCTGATTCTCATCTTCAGGGTTGCGGTGCAAGATAACGCCGGTCGTGCCATCGTCAACTTCATGGAGAGAGAAGCGCGGCCGTTGGTTGGCGTTGTCATAGTCCACCATGACATAGGATTTGCCATCTCGCAGCGTGCGCCGGTAGAGTCGAATCTGCTGCGAGTCCATCCGGTTGTGCTTCCACCACTGCCACAGGAGCGCAGCGAGTTGCGCATCCGGGGCAGGGTTTTTGGCGTCCAGGTCATCGGCTGATTTGCCGTTCACCGTGAAGCCGGTCACGGCAAGCCGTTCGCGCAAGGTGTCTACCACGGTCTTGACAAGATTGTGGGCAAAGGCAAACTCGCCATCGGTCAGTTGCTTACCCAAGTACTCCTGTTGTCGTTGGGTCAACAGAACGGGGTGATTGCCTGCATAGTAATCCCGCGCAGCCTTGACCTTCGCCGCCTCTTCTTGTTGGCGCGCAATGATTGATTGCAGGTGGATGAACTTGTCGAGTTGCTCAGGCGTGAGCAGTGTAATGTCAATCATTAATATTCCTTTGACCGTGGCTTTTGATGCTGCCCTTTGCCGTATAACATCCACACCAAGCCCTCCAGGGCTTCGCAGGCATGGTCATTGCCGTCTTCTGGTCTGTCGTCTGGACTGTGCTTGCCGTCTGGATAGCGGTAGCCCTGCGTAATTTCACGAATCAGGTTGACACAGCGGCGGTGTACCTTAATCGAGCGGTGGCCCTTCGCATCCTTGATCATGGACCGTGTGAGCTTGATAGCTGCTACACGGGTGCTGCTGTCACCGGCTTGCGTCTGTAGCCATGAGTAGGCCGGTATACTGACCTTATTCAACCGTGCGCGCAAGGCTGGCGCTTCGTGGCTCACGGCGGCTGTCGATGGCCGTCGAATCTTATGGTTTGCGCTACGCTCCACAATATCTTCTACCGTCTGCTCTTCCAGGGTCTTATACTGGTACAGTTCATCAAACACGAGTAGGTAACTGCCTTTATTCTGCACAAACAGCGTAGCTCTG